CATCACCGACATGAGGGGGGACTGGATCATCGAGAAGTCGGCGAAGGGTAAGAAGTTCACCTTCGATCCAGTGTGGTCTGCTCCCTACGCTGAGAGCTGTCTGTTCCAGGGAGTGAAGAAGGTGCTGTTGGTCTCGGCCACCATCCGCAAGACCACCTGCGAGATCCTGGGGGTGCCCCTGAAGGAGCTGGAGTTCGTCGAAAAGCCCTCGACGTTCCCCCTGAAGCGGCGCCCGTTGTGGCATGTGCCCTGCATTAGGGTCAATCATCGCTCTGAGGAGCATGAGCTGATCCATTGGACCCGGAGGATCGACGACATCATCGAACACAGGCTGGACCGCAAGGGCATCATCCACACTGTCAGCTATGCCCGGCGGAAGTTCCTGATGGCTCACACCAAGTACAAGAGCATCATGATGACCCACGTCACCGAGAACACCCCCCAGGTGGTGCAGAGATTCAAGGAGGCCGAGCCCCCGGTGATCCTGGTCAGCCCCAGCGTCACGACAGGGTACGACTTCCCCTTTGAAGAGTGTCGATATCAGATCATCGGAAAGATACCGTTTCAAGATAACCGGAGCCTGGTGCTCCAAGCCCGCTGCAAGGTCATGAAGGAGTACGGAAACTACCTGGCCATGCAGACCCTGGTGCAGTCGTATGGGAGAGGAATGAGAGCAGAGGAGGATCTGTGCGAGGTCCTGTGCGTGGACGATAACCTGAAATGGTTCATCTTCCGCCACAAAGAATTTGCCCCCAAGTGGTTCCTGGATGCCTATCAGGCCTGGGAGTCCATCGTGTCTGTCCCGCCCGCACCTGATTTAGATTTGTGAGCCGAGAGCCTCTGGAACGGTGACCCGTGAGCTGCAGCTCATGGCGGTCCCCAAGCTATGCTGCTCGGCTCTCCAGGAGTCCTTTGACGTCAGTGTTGACTCAGAGGCAAAGCGGAGGCATAGTGCCTTTTATTAACCAGTAGAGCCAAAAGGAGAAAAGCGATGGCAAAGAAGAGACGAGGCGCGAGCCTCAACCCAGATGACGCAGGTGCCGGTGGACTAGCAATCGATGACGTCGATTGTACGATCAAGGAGCTCAGGTTCGTCGATGACTTCGACTACGGGGGGACGGTAAGTAAGATTCCCCTGTCATTGAGGTGTACCTTCGAGTCCCCAGAGTTCGCAGAGGCCCAGGTGCAGTACTTCTCAGCAGGATCTCTGGATCGGTTCGAGCCCTCAGAGGATGGCCTGTGTGCTGTCCCGGCTGAAGGTCAGGATGATTCCATCCTCTTGATCAAGACCACCAACGCCTTGCTGTTCATCACCTCTCTGACCGAGAGCGGCTTCCCCAAGGACAAGATCGCCGACGAGGTGGATGTCTTTGAGGGCACCGAGGTTCATGTCCGGCAGGTCCCCAGGCCCAAGATGCGGGGCATCGACAGAGAGGGTGAAGCAGAGAAGACGATCCTGGTAGTGACCAAGATCCACAAGCTGCCCTGGGAGAAGAAGGGCAAGGGTAAGGGCAAAGGCAAGGCAGCTGCAGGCAAGGCCAAGGCCGAGCCAGAGGAGGCTTCCTCAGAGATCACCGACAAGGCAGTTGAGACTGTCATGGCTGCAGTCACCGCATCCGAGAACGGGATCGCCAAGAAGGATCTGCTGGTCGAGGCGTTCAAGTCTCTGTCCAAGGATGAGGACCGCACTGCAGTGGTCCGGCTCATCAAGGATGATGCCTGGCTGGGTGATGGCCCCTGGACCTACGACGAGGAAACAGAGACCATTTCGTAGTGCAGATCGAAGAGCTGGAAGCCCTCCCGTCCCACTACTTCTCGGAGGAGGCCCAGTCCCGTGAGCGCTCTGAGGGTCTGCATCTCTCTGACATATTGGAGAGTGTTCAGCAGACCCTGGAGCCTCGGGACTATGACTCTGAAGGAAGAGACTGGGATCCATACCGCAAGCTCGGGTTTGTGTGGGAGAAGGCACTTCAAAAGGCCTACCTGCAGTCAGCGATAGACCAGGGGGACCTGATAGATCCCGGTGAGATCACCAAGGATGGGATCGCCATGTCCCCTGACGGTCTCAACCTGATGGGTAATCTGGAGGAGTGGAAGCTCACCTGGAAGAGCTCCAGGAGAGTGGAGACTGACGGCATCGACGGCGCCTTCCCCAGGTGGTTCTGGCAGATGAAAGGATACTGCCTCGGCCTGGGTACCAACGTGGCCATCCTGAGGACGTTCTTTGTGAATGGGAACTACGGATGGTTGAAGGGCGGAGAGGACAGCGGTCCCGAGGAGCTGAGCTGGAAGTTTACATTCACGCAGAGAGAATTGTTGGACAACTGGTCAATGCTGACCACCCACGCGAGGAACAGAGGATGGCTATAAAAGAGAGACTGGCTGACATGTGGTTGGGCTTCACTGAGTCTGTTGTGCTGAGCATACTGTGGGAGGTCATCTGGGTGATCGTCTTCGCCTGGTTTCTGGCAGCGTTCATGGCCTTCCCGGTGTGGGGACTGATCACGACGTTCCTGTGGCCCAGCGTGGGCTACCTGGGGGCCTGGTATGTGACGGCCACCATCACCACGGGAATCTGTATCGTAATTTGGGTGGTCGATCTAGCAAGCGCGGTGAGATTATGAAGACACGAAAGGAGGAAGCAGTGAGCAATAGAATGTACATCATCAACAGCACGGGCAACGTCGAGCTGTGCCCAGACCTATCGAGGTGGGGGGCATGGATGGGGACTCATCCAGAGGAGAGACACCTGGCAGTGGATGAGAAGGGACAGGTCAAAGTCTCCACACTATTCCTGGGGCTGGACCATGGCTATGGGAGTGACTCCAGTGACCCGATACTCTGGGAGACCAGGATCATGAGAGGGGTTCACGACGGGGAGACGGTGCGCTACAAAACGAAAGAGGAAGCACTGGAAGGACACAAGAAAATGGTTGAGATGGCGTTTGGAGGTAAAGGATGAGTCAGGACTACGACGAGCCGGAGCTAGAAGGTACAGGATTTGAGGAAGCGACGGGCGAGGTCAAGCACCGCATGATCGTGAGCATCGAGGGGCAGGAGGGCAGCGGCAAGTCGCACCTGGCTTGCACATCCAAGGACCCCATAGGGTATATCGATTTTGACGTTGGCACTGAGGGGGTAATCGAGAAGTTCAAGAAGGGACTGGACGGCTGTCCCAGAAAGGACATCTACATCTCCTCCTACCGCATCCCTATGATCAGCAAAGCTGCCAAGAAGGCCACCACGGATGTCAAAGCAAAGATGACCCTGGAAGCATCGAAGGTGGCCGAGCCCATCTGGGACAAGGTGGTCAATGATTACTGCAAGGGGCTGGAGAGGTTCAGCACCCTGATCGTGGACACCGGGACCGAGATGCACGAGTTGATCCGGTTGGCCAGGTTGGGCAAGTTGACCGAGGTGCTGCCGGAGCATTACGGCCCGGTGAATGCGGAGTTCCGTGACCTGGTGAGGCTGGCCTACGAGAGCGAGTGCAACGTGATCTTCCTCCACAAGATGAAGGAGGAGTGGCTCAAAGGGAAGGGTGAGAAGAGAGCCAACTTCACGGGCAACTATGTGAGAGCTGGCTTCAATGGCATGGGCTACCTGATGCAGACCAACCTCAGGACGCTGTGGGACAAGGACGACGGCTTCACCATAGAGGTGACCAAGTGCAGGCAGAACGCTGACCTGCGAGGGGAGATCATCGAGGATCCGTTCAACACCATCCCGATGATTGCTCAGATGATGTTCCCAGGTACGAGCTCGGAGGATTGGGAGTGAGCCCTGAGACGACAGTGGGAGAGGCCGTCATCGATGCCATAAAGGCCGAGAACTATTCAGCTATTCGGGGGCTGCTGGTGGAGCACGCCAGGCTGGGTGGGGGCATGACTATGGTCCTCAGGCTCCTCGAAAGGATCGACAACCACACACTCTGCACGATCATCCGAGAGATGGAATCCTCTGAAGACGATGATTGCCACAGGCTCGCCAGTGCTTCCATGATGTGGAAGGCGGCTTACATGAAGATGCTGGAGGACGGCTAGGGCCTGCCTCCTCTCTTGATGAGGTAGTCGATGAACTTGCCGAGGTGGTCGAACATTCGCTTCTGTGTGCGGTCCTGGAAGTAGAGGATGATGAGGATCATGACCAGGACGAAGGCGATGACCATACCGCCCTTGCCGTAGGGGATCTCTTTGAGGATGTTCACCCATTCCATAGGCCTATGATACTCGTGGACGACAGGACGGGGAGTGAAGACTTGATGAAATTCTTTGTCTATCAGGACGCACACTTGGTGCGACAGCCCTACGGCGACGTGTCCTTTCTAGGCAACGGCCCCGACGACGAGCTCATCCCGGTAGGGATAGAGGTGAAGACAATCAGCGATGCTCTCAACTCGCTGAGCGATGGCAGGTTTGCAGGGCACCAGCTCCCAGGTCTGATCAAGAACTACGAGTGCATCTACCTGGTGATCGAAGGTGTCGTGAAGATGGATAGGTGGGGGGTCATGTGTGTCCCTAGGAAGGGAGGGCTGAAGCCCATCGAGAAGGCGGGGAGGCCATTCATGTGGAAGGACTTCCAGCGCTGGCTGATTACCCTGGAGCTGCAGGGTGGGGTGAAGGTGAGGCTGACCAATAGCAGGCGGGAGACGGGGTACTTCATCCTGGCTCTCTACACCTGGTGGCACAACAAGCAGTGGGACGAGCACAAAAGCCTGCTGGTCTTCGACAAGAGTCACCGCCCGGCTCTACTGATGGACCATCCCCTGGTGGTGAGGGTAGCCAAGGAGTTCTGGAAGGTGGGGTGGGAGAAGGCGAAGGCTGTAGGGAGTCACTTCCCCACGGTGCTGGAGATGTGTCTGGCTGAGCCGGACGAGTGGCTCCAGATCGACGGCATTGGAAAGAAGATAGCAAACAAGGTAGTGGAGGAGATCAGAGGAAAATGACCTACGACGACATCATGAAAAGGATCAACAGTATCCTGGCAGAGAGGATGAGGATCCATGAGGATGATCTGTTCGGTCAGGCTCATCAGCAGCAGCAGCAGTTTAAGGCCCACCAGGAGGAGACGCTTAGACGACTGCGAGAGAGCTACCCAGGCTGGTTGAGCCAGAGGATCATGGGGCAACGACCTCCCCAGGAACCATCCGAGAAGGCGCGGCAGGCAGCAGAGACACTGAGGCAGGCCAACAACACCATCACCTTAACCGAGGACGACTACAAAGTATTGGAGGAAGACGATGAGCAAAGCAGTTTGGAAGTATCCATTGTTCCTAGGAAAGAATGAGCTGGAGCTGCCCCGTGGCTCTCGGATCCTGCACGTCGGTGACGATAACGGGATCCCAACACTGTGGGCCCTAGTCGCCACAGCGCCCGACTACCCGAGGGAGATCAGGAACCTGGCAGTGAGAGGCACCGGCCATCCCGTAGACCCCTTGGTGGAGGAGTACATCGGGACCTGGCAGGCTCCCCCCTACGTCTGGCACTTGTTCGAGCTCCCAAGATCGGAGGGGTGATGGCGAATCTGTTTGATATCGAGGAGGCCAGGAGACGCAAAGCAGAGGGGATGGCCCGAGCCAAGAAGCACGCTCACCGGGAGTGGTACTCGGCCATGATCCACTGCGGCCTGATGTGCGCCGAGGAGATGGAGTACTTCAACACGGATCAGATCTATGAGAAGAAGGAGGAGTTCTACCCTGACGTGCACACCCACGAGAAGCGAGCGATGGGGCCAGTCATGAAGGATCTCCAGAGGCACAACGTCGTCCTCCCTGCGTACATCACCAAGAGTGTGAGACCCATCGCCCACCGCAACCTGAAGTCACAGTGGAAGAGTCTGACCTGGAGAGGGAGAAACGAGGAGGAGGAATAGGGTAGCCATACTCCTACATCTATATAAAGAGGAAACTATGACAGAACACAAAGGTAAGCTGACGCTCACTCCTTTAACAGAAATAGAGAAATTCCAGGAGCTCCTAAAAGAAACCAACCACACACTGGCTGCCAGGCTCTGCCATATCGAGCTGTCACTTCTCCCCATGCTGAAGGAGCCTTTCCCTGACATCCCAGCAGATGCAAGTGCAACTGACCTCCGCAACGCACTGGAGGCGTGCCTTGTGGATATAAAGACGAAGCGACTGATCCTTGAAGGTATGCTGGCCAAAAAATGAAAGTACCAGGCGACGGTCCCACGCCTTGCAAGCTCTTCTTTATGGGGGAGGGCCCCGGAGTCCAAGAGGACAGGAAGGGCGAGCCCTTCGTTCCCTGGGCTCCCGCAGGCAAGGAGTTCAAGCGGTTCCACGAGGGCATCTTCCTCTACCGTGAGGACATCTTCGTCACCAACCTGGTCAAATACCACGTCGAGAACGATGACGATCCCACCCCTGAGATGATCGCCAGAGACGAGCCGGACCTGCTTCGGGAGCTGGAGGCCTGCCAGCCTGAGATCATTGTCCCGCTCGGGGCTCCGGCCACCCGATACTTCCTTGGGGAGGACGTGACGATGGATGCCGTGCACGGGATCCCCCACCCTTGGCAGAACTCCCTCTGGCTGAAGAACCCGGCCGTTGTGCTCCCCATCTACCACCCGGCCCTAGGGCTGCACTCGCCAGCCATGCAGGCGCTGATCCACTACGACTTCCAGCAACTCCACTCCCTGCTCGCAGGAGAGATTGAGGCCTGGCCCAAGGTCGATGAGATCGAGAAGCCTCGCTACGAAGAGGTAGGTCCCATGGATGTGTACGCCTCACTGGCCGGGCGAACCAGGTGCGCCGTAGATACCGAGGGGCTGCCGGGCAAAGCCTGGGGGCTGAGCTTCTCAGTGAATGCGGGAACAGGGTGGGTCATCAAGAAGGGTACCGAAGCACTGAAAGCATTCAAGAAGGTCTGGAGCAGGAATGAGATGGTGATGGTCCTGCACAACGCCCTCTACGATCTGGGGGTGCTCCGGGAGCTCGGCATCGTCCCCAAGAAGTTCACCGACACCATGCACAAGGCCTACTTACTGTGCCTGGAACCACAGTCACTGAAGCTGCTGGCAAAGAGGCTCTGCGGCATGGAGATGAGCTCCTACGAAGAGATCACCAGGGAGGCCTCCACCAGGCTGGCCGTGGACTACCTGACTGAAGCCACCATCCATGAGTGGCCCCCGGCGATAGAGGAGCTGGTGTTCAAGGAGAACAAGCCACCCCGGCTGTCCAAGAAGTGGAGTGTGAACAAGCGGATCGACAGGATCCTGAATGACTACCTGGAGAAGGACGCCAATGTGAGAGCGCGGTGGGCTGACCTGAAGAAGAAGACTCCCGATTTGGCTCTACCTGTGGAGCTGGCGCTGGGTGAGATGCCGGTGGCCACCCTCGACGATATCCCACAGAAGGTGGCGGTCCAATACTCAGGCCGTGATGCTGACGCCACCACCAGAATTGACCCCATCCTGGACCAGATGATTGTGGCCATGGGGCTCGAAGAGGTGCTGGAAATCGATCTAAATTGCAGCCCAATGATCGAAAGAATGCAGTCGGTGGGCATCATGGCAGATAAAGAATACTTTGAACGGTTTGGGCGGGAGCTTGGTCGTGAAATGGAGAGCCTCACCCGCCAGATCTCCAAGGTGGGAGGCCTGGAGATCAACCCAGGCAGTGGGGACCAACTCGCACACCTTCTGTTTCATCACCTGGGGCTGGAGTCCCACAAGATGACCAAGAAGAGAACGCGGGAGGCGGTGGACGTGAAGATCATGGAGGCTCTCCGACCTGCACACCCCGTGGTCCCCCTGATCCTGGACTACACCGAGCGGAAGAAGCTGAAGAACACCTACGCCGACAAGCTGCCACTGTGGATGGGGGAGGATAGTAGGATCCGCTCCACCTTCAGACAGACCAGGATCCCTACCGGCAGGCTGGCTCTCTCTCGGCCCAACCTCCTGGCTCAGCCTGTCCGTACCAAGCTGGGGCGCCGTATCCGGGAGGGGTTCATCGCCCCTGAAGGGAAGATGCTGGGCTCCTGGGATCTCAACCAGATAGAGATGAGGGTGATGGCTCATGAGTCCGAGGACGAGAACATGCTGGCGGTCTTCCATGACCCCACCTCGCTCGGGTTCCACTTCGCCACCTGCGCCAAGATCCACGGCATCAGACCTGAGGATGTGGACAAGGAGAGCACCGAGTACATGATGAGCAAGAATGTCAGCTTCGGTATCATCTTTCGCATCTCGGCCATGGGCCTCACTGCTCAGATGCACCAGCGCGGGCACCCAGACTGGACCGACGAGGACAGCCAGAGGATGATCGACGAGTGGTTCGCGATCTACCCTGGGGTGAAGGCCTTCATGGAGGCGAAGATGGCCGAGGCGAGGCGCTACGGCTACGTCAGGGACATGTGGGGGAGGATCCGCTACCTGGAGGGCATCAGGAGCAAGGTCAGGGCCATCAGGTCGGAGGCGGAGAGGCAGGCCATCAACTTCCCCATCCAGTCCGGCGCGCAGGGGGTGATCAAGCTGGCGATGGCGGGGATCTGGTATGATGTCCTTCCTGCCTTTTGGGATGAGCGTCCGAAGGATGAGGAGACGGGGATGGAGTGTGTAGAGCCCATCCTCCAGGTGCACGATGAGGTGATGCTGGAGTTCGATGAGGACCTGCCCACCTTGCTGGATCCGATGATCCAGGCCCAGCTCAGCGGGGCCACCACCAAGCTGAGGGTACCCATCACCGCTTCTGGTGCGTGGGGTAAGACTTGGAAGGAGTTGAAGTGAGGCAACCTCACGTCGTTGGGATTGGACCCAACAAGGCGTGCGCCTGGTGTGGTCGTTCCGACTACTGCCTGGACCCACTCATCTGCTTTCTACACCTACAGATAAAGGAGAAAACTATGAGCTGTCAGGAATGTAAAGAAGCACAGAACCAAGGCGCGATAGCCCCCTACAGGTGGGGGACCGCCAACATCGACTTCATCGGCTGTCGCACGCACCTGAGGGAGGTCTTCGACATCCTCAACGATGCCCAGCGTCCATCTAAGGAGGGCGGAGGAATGGATGTAAAGTACGGTGCCCTGACCGTGCCTGGGATCCCTCCCAAGGAGCCTGTATTCGTGCTAAGAGCCCAGGATGCCCACGCGATCTATGTCATTGAGGAGTACCAGCGGCTGGCCGGGAGCCACAACAGCACCATGGGTGAATCGATAGGCCTGACGCTGTCCAGATTCAGGGCGTGGCCGACCAGAAAGCTGCCTGATTGACGTTGACTCAGAGGCAAAATAGATGGTACAATATTTTTTGTAAGGAGGTGCTGGCAACTCAGTCAGCGGGGCCTTCTTCACAGGTACATAGGCCGGGGGTTCCCGCTTAACGGGTGGGTTTTACTCGAACCTTCCATAAGCCCCCGGCCTGTTGTTTTAGGAGGAGATAAAATGGCACAACCTGTAGCATTCTCAGACAATTACACCTACCTATCCGACAACGACTTCGACGACAAAGTCCGGCAGCGCTTCAACATCAGCGCCAAGATCAAAGAGCTGGACCTGACAGTGAAGCAGCTCAACGCTGAGATCGGAACCATGCTCACCGTAGCTGGTGTCGACAAGGTGATGAGCGATGACCTGACCGTGTCCATGGTGGCAGGCAAGAGCTCCCACCTGAGCAAGACCAAGCTGCTGGAGTTGGGGGTGGGCCCCGACACCATTGCTGCCGCCACCAAGGAGACCAAGTACTCTTCGCTGAGGATCACCCAAAGAAAGGAGACGTGATGGCCAACTGTCCCCGCTGTCTGAACGCAGAGCTCTCGTCCATCCCAAGCTATAATCCTCTCAGCAGGAGGAACAACGAGCCCATCTGTCAGGGCTGCAGCCAGGAGGAAGCGATGGTGGACCTGCACCGGCTCAGGATCTCCAGGTCTATCAAGGAGAGAGAGGAGCGGATGGCTGGCAGGCCCAAGGTGAAGGATGACAAGTCACGACCTTCCAAGAAGGTGGCCAAGAAGAGAAAGATGACCGAGAAGCCCCGCAACGAGGAAACCACAGTAGAAGCAATGAAGAGAAGGAGAAAGAAGGATGCCCCAAAGCAAAAGTCAAAAGCCAACTCCAAGCGGTGAGGAGCTGGTCAACAAACCCCAGGTTGAGACCATAGAGGAGGCGGACCCCAAGAAGAAGTCCACCTACCCAGTGCAGTGGGAGTACCACACGATGAGGATCCAGGACACAGCCATGCGGCTCCCTTCTGACGATCTTGATGCCCTGGGAGAGCAAGGCTGGGAGATGATCGCCATCTTCCACCTGCACGCCACCATCAACTTCATTTTCAAACGGTTCGCGCTCCCAAGCAGCCTGGGTTTCTCAGAAGCTGAGCAGATGAAGAGGCTGGACAAGCTGGAGAAAGAGAAGCTGGAAGAGATGAAGGTAGAGTGACCTTTGAGCAGTTCTCAGCAGTCGTCACCCCCCAGAGATGCATGACGGGGGTGAAGGTTGTCGGGGCCTTCAACCTGGGCATGGCTATCGCTAATGGCATCAGGTTGAACGTCTCCCAGCTGGGGTTTAACATCGCTGCCACAGCCATGTGCGTTGGCTCATACTACCTGTTCAGAGAGATCCTGGTGATGATGAAGCAGAACCAGGAGATGAAGGACATCAGGATAGGGCTGGAGGCTGACATCTGGGAGATGGAGCACCCAACTGAACCTCGGGTGCAATGAAGCTGCTGATACTGACTCCTCCAGGGATCCCGTCCCCTGAGTTCTCAGAGTGCCTCAAACTGCTGCGCCTGCAGTGGACCTCTGATGAGACCTCCCTCCTACAATTACGCTACGAGCTCGGGTTCACCCATGTCCTTTACACCTCCAGCGCCTACTCCTTTCTCACCTGGGACGAGAAGTCTATCCATGCCGCCTACTCTTTTGTGGGGAGCCCTCGCTGTCTGTTCAGCACCCACCGAGACCTTGAACCACCCAAGTATGAGCCCGTCCAGCACCGCACACACCGCCGCATCTATCGTGATATCTGCACCAGCTCTTTCATGGGAGAGATCCTCTACCTCCACAAGAACCTGGACCGCTTCAGGCGGGGGGAGGTGACTCGCTTGGACTATAAGGGAGAGCATGGGGTGAAGCTGGACAAGGGTTGCGAGGTCTTTCAGAACATGGGAGCTGAGGGCCACAAGGATGTGTCCTGGGATACCGAGGAAGGGTTCTTCTACAACAACGCCACCAAGTCTAACCCCTGCGTGATGAGCTTCACCGAGGGGAGACGCGGGATCCGCAGGATGTTCAAGCTGTGGGAGAAGGAGCGGCGAAAGCAGATGGTCAGGAAGGCTCGGGCCTTGGGACACGAGCTGTATGCCTAGTGAATCAGGTCCACATAGAGGTTCGGACCCGTTGCCCACACGGGGTAGGAGCAGTGCTCCTTGAATGCCACCTCAAACTCCCTCAGGAAGTCCGTGATGTGGATCTTTGCCTTCTTGTTGAGCTTCATATAGGTGAGGCGCCGGTGTCCCTTCTCGGGATCTTCAAAGAGCTCCAGCATGATCCTCTCAGTGTCCAGGTCAGTGTCCCGGATGTGGTAGAGGTTGGCGCTACGAAACTCAGTGCCTACCCCAAAGCGCTCGATAGTCTGACAGGTGAAGTACATGATCACATGGCTCTTGATCACGCTGAAGCGAGCCTGGGGGGGCAGGATACCCTGCAGAGGTTCGTACATGCGTACCGTCTCAGCCACTCGTCGCCTCCTCAGTCTGCTCGATAGGATCTACCTGGACCTGGATCTCATTCTTGCTGGCCTCTATGGCCTTCCCCGCCTCCCGAGAGAGCCTGAGCAGGTAGTGGGATCCCGCAGTGAATGTGCCAGCCACCACCACCTTGATCTTGGTGCGGTCTGGGTCTGTATTGTTGGTGACCCAGAGCTCCATACCCTGCCGGAGTCTGGCAGCAGGCCCTGCGACATTAATGGAGGCCGTCACCTTGTCACCGGCAGCAGAGATGGTGGCCAGACCGTACAGCATGTTGAGATCGCCAAGCTGCTTCTGGATCTGCTCGTACTGCCTCTCCCGTCCCTCCTCTGCCACCAGCGTGGCTGCCAGGTGGTCCTGGAGATCAGTCTTAGCCTTCTCTGCCGTCTTCCCGTTGGTCTCGATGGCCTTGATGGTGTTGTAGCCGTAGGTGACGGTCACCCACAACCAGCCTGGAGAGCTCACCACCATAGCCACCAAGGCCCCAGTCATGACCTTCCAGAACAGTTCCTGGATCCTCTGCCATGGTGTAAGCATTGTCTTTACTCCAGTTCACACTGTTCGAGGATCTCGTCCTCGTTGATCTCAGCGGTGCCGTTGTAGTCCCACTCTGTGGGTACGGGGTCCAGCTCTTCAGGGCAGTAGATCACAGAGCCGCCGGTTTTGTTGGTATAGACGTGAGCCGTCCCTACGGCCAACGGTGGTGCAGGATCCCCACACCCGAAAAAAGGCACTAGCAATAGCACGACTGACAGTTTCCACATAACGGTCCTCCTTACTTTAAATGCTCGTGATGTTTGATTGCGGCCTCGTCGATAGGCTTACCCTCTTGGAGCTGGTAGGCCTTCCTCGTGGCGAAATACATCTCCTCCAGCATAGACCCCGTCTTTGAGATCTCCTTCGCGTCACCCGTCAGGTGATTGGCGAGGATCTGCATGGAGGTCTTGGCCAGTAGGATGATTAGCATGTTCATGGTTCACCTCCCGATGAGAAGAGGCTGGTGATCTGTCTATCCAGATTCAGCATGAGCTGGGTGAGCGCCTCGGCCTCCTCCAGCTCGTTCTCTGCCCCCACTGCCTGACGGTAGCCCAGCCATGCGACACGGGCGGAATTGTGGACGTCGATGAGGATGTTGATGACGGGTTTCATGAAGTCAGGTAGGGTGCCAGCGGCGTTACTTTTCTCAGCAGCAGCAATAATCGCTTCGCTGCCCAACAGGGTATCGTAGGTCTTGGAGTCCAGCTCGTTGAGTGCGTCAATCCGGGGGATATAGGGGCCTTGCTTCGCTGCACACGAGCAGAGCAACAGAAGCAGCAGGGCCCCTGATACCCTCTTCAAGCTCCGACACCTGGTAGAGGTTTCTTCTGCAGAAACAGAGCCGCTCCGACAATGGCGCTCACGAGAGACACCATGAAGACGTTAGAAAGTCCGTCTCCAATGTTGAAGGTCTCTGGGTCTACGATCATCGTAGAGATGCTGGTGGCACCTCCCTGGATGAACGCTCCGATCAGGCCTCGTGCCCAATTTCTCCAATCAGTGATTCCCATTGGATACTCCTTTCTCCGAGTTGGTTTCGGTGGTTCTGATTCTATCTCCTTTACAAGGATAGGCTCAACTATTGGGAGCCCTTCACTCTTCTTCTTCGGCTTCTTCCTCGTCCTCGTCGAGCTCGTCGTCCTCAGGGATGTCTCTAAGGACAAGGCCTTCATTTCCTCCGTCGTCGTACCACTCTTTGCCTGCGGGGCACGAGGCTTCAGGATCTGTCTGGACCTTTTTTGCCGTTTGTTTCTTTGTTGCCATTTACTCTTCCTCCTCTTTTTCATTTCCAGTACGCATCTGAGTGGCCAGCTCCTCGGCTCGTGACTTCACCTGGGTGTGCCATTTGGAGTCTAGCATCTCGGCTGCAGCCAGCTCGTAGTCCTCCTCCTCCAAGGCAGCAATCATATTCTTGAAGCCTTTCAGCCTGGGCCATCCCAAATTGAACATCATGTTGGTCAGGACCTCCTGACGAATATCATTAAGGTCAGAGAAGAAGGAGAAGCGCTTCTCGCACTCCGACTCGGCAGTTGAGATGTCGTTTGTGAGCATAAGGCTGCCCTCCTCCTTCGAGAGAGGGACAGCATCGAGGTTTCGCCCCCATCCGATGGTGAGGTAGCCCTCAGAGTCCTTATAGGGATCTTCACGCCAGCCTTCATGGCGCTGGAGTTGCTTCCGCAGCCGTTCACTACTCATTAGCTGGTCCAGGTGGAACAGAGGGCGGGGGTGGGAGGCCGGTGGCGTAGGCTGCCGGGCGGTACACTGCAGCCTCAGTAGCAATGGAGACAGGGATGGAGCCGATGTCTCTGATGGGCCGGATCACTTTCTTGGCCTGACCGATAGCCAGGAATAGCTCCCCCATCAGCCGGGGAGAGCTCATGCCTGCAAACAGCATCGTCCTCCAGTCAGTGAACATGGTGCCGACCACTGCCCCTGTCGCCAGAGAACGTCCCACCAGACCTTCAGGGGCGATCCCGGTCAGGTTGAGGCCAGCGATCTGCTGACCCAGCTCCTCCGTGACGTAGCTGTCGAGCAGGTTCAGCATCTGCTCTCTGTACCCGGTCTTCTCAGAGAAGACAGTCATCAGCTTCCGCATGGAAGCACCGGCCGGAGTCCCTGGTTTGATCGACAATTCGTTCTGGATATCCCTGATCATGTCCGTCATCTCAGAGTAGTCCCCTGTCATCTCGGTGTATCCGGGGACATCGTCGAGCACGTCTCGGGTCTTCTGAGCGATCTCTGAAGTCATGGCTCGGGCCTGCCCACCCTCGGAATAGAAATCATCCAGGCGCCTGCGGAGGGTGTCCACTCCCATGGGGGTCACGTCTTCGGCTCGCTGCCCCCAGTTATTGACGTCCTCGATCATCTGGCGGATCTTCGCCTGGTCAGCTTTGGAGCTGATGGTGGAGCGACTGAAGTCCAGCTTCAAGGGCTGCTGCTTGGTTATCATCGTGCCCCTCGGACCCTTGACTTGCCTGGCAGGAGCTCTCCCCCAGCTGATGTTATAGTTCCGCATCTGGTCGGCGACAGACCGCTTGATGGATTGAATATCCAGCATCATATCCTTCGGGAGCTCAGCCAGACGAGCACGGTAAGTCATGGACCGTTGCTCCCTCATGTTAGCCAGAGCCCTTTTAAGGCTGTTCAGGGTAGTCATGGGGGTGATCCTTCCTCGCAAGGCGGCTGCCAGTTCGGGGTGAGCAGCTGGCGCTCCCATGAAGCCCATAGCTTTCTGTAGAGGACGAGCCTTGGTGCCCGTGACCACCCCGACTCCCTCTGAGAGAAATGTCTCCAGCAGCCACTGGGCGCGACGTGCTCCAGCAGTGCCCGCCTTAACTGCAAGCTGGACCGGATCCATGAGCTTGGCTGCTGAGCGAAGGACCTCTCCTGCTTTACCCGAGGCTAGGGCAGTTCTGCCTGCTATTCCAGTTTTCGAGACCCCAGCAGTGCGTGCCACCACTCCAGGAACTCTCAGGGTTGCTCCTCCTAGGGTCAAGAGCGTTGAGATATCGGCACCCAGACCGGCAGGGTCTTCATAAGCGGTGCGGGAGAAAGCATCCCAGGAACCGTAGCGGTCCTTCAGAGCCTGGACAAAGGCCTCGAAGGGCAGCTCACTCTCCGCTTTCTTTTCAGCCATGAACTCCTCAAACCCAGGCCCGACGCCCGGCCCCCCTGTAGCTGGAGGCGTCAGCTTGGAGACACCACCCACGGCGATGTTGCCTAACGCTTTGGCTGTCTGAATAGGAGAAGAAACAACATCCCACAAGGACTTACCCACCCCGGCAACGCTCCTTGGCACATTCTCAAAGGCGAACTCGCCGAGAGATGGAGGCTGGAGACCGTAGTCCCTAACCCCTCCAGGCATTACAGGATCGGGAGGTGGAGGGAGGACACCCCCAGGCACCGGCCCCGGAGGTGGAGGAGTGGGCGGAGGTGGGCCTGGAGCTGTTGGAAGCCTGCCCCTGGCACCCCCCTGGGTTCCGTAGCGCCTCTCAAATTCTTCTCTGGTGAGCTCTTCTTGCTGGGGCATTAGAACAGTTGGTCGATTTGTCTCAGGCTACCAGTGGGAGTGATCTCCCAGACGGAGCCGTCCTCCTGGATCATCAGAGGTTGGTATTCAACACGGAAGCGCTTCCTGTAGAGACGCATGGACTCCAGCTGGAACTCCTTCAGGTTGGCGAAGAACGCACTCACTGTCCCCGCAGGATTAGGCATCATCCTCTCTAAGTTGGCGCGCTCATCCTCATTGATCTGGGCTCCAGACCTGGCCCTCAATAGAAGCTCAGAGAGGTTGTTGGCGATCCGGTACATACGATTCGCCTCCTCCCCGATGTCATAGAACTGCCGGGCGGCACCATAGTACCTTCCCCATCCAGGCCCGATCTTGTCTCTGTTCCTGTCCCCGAGCACATCAAGCCTCTGGGTATCCTGGAGCATGACCTCCAAGGCGCTCTTGTCCTTCCTGGCTTGGTCGCTGAGAGGGCTGCTTCTGAGCCTGGCTGCATCAGAGTATTCCCCTGCCATACCCAAAGGTATTGGTCTGAAAGTGTTCCGCTCGTAGTTCACAGAACCTATCTCAACACCGGTATCGATATCGAATAGCTTCTCCCACTGCCCAGCTCGCTCTCTCGGGTAGGTCTCCTGGGATTCCTCAACGATGTCGTTCTCTTCCTGGGGGGTGAGTATCCCCGGCAGGCCCTGCATTCTCTTCTGATCCCGTGCTACCTGAAGTGCTCTCCCAACATAAGCATCAAACGTACCTGCTCCGGGAGTGGTTCCGGTAGCCTCTGGTCCATATGTCATCTCGCCAGTGGGCTGGGCTGTCACAGGATCCACATGAGCTACGGCTCCCCCAGCTGAGACAGGTACAGGCCGAGGAAAGGTGATGCCTGGGGGCGGGATGTTGGCTCTCATGAACATCTGTGCTTCGTTAATCTCCGTGGCAGTGGCTCGTCCAGACTCTACCCTATCGAGGATCGCCCGCTCCCTGGGAGTGAACTCCATGCCGGGGGCTGGACGCTGCTCATATTCAGTAGGGGCAAAGGGATCGGGAGGTGGAGGGAGAGCAGCAGCAGCCGCCATACCTGGAAGCATAGGAACAGCCTCACCTCCGGGAGTAGGGGGCCTAGGTGCAGCAGCCGGAGGCCCAGGTGCAGGAGGTAGAGCAGCAGGGACCGGTGCTCCGGGGGCCGGTGCTTCAAGAGCTGGAGCAGGAGGGCCAATCTCTGGAGCTACAGGCGGTCTCGTCACCTCTGCAACCTCAGGAGGTGTCGGGATAGGGGGACCTGGAGGAGCTGCCGCCCCCATGAGCGTCCCAGGGTCAGGTGCCGGTGCCGGTTCAGCGGGAGGAGGTTCGTCAGGGTCACCGCTGGGCAGTGGCATCGTCGGTCCAGGGAGCTCTCGCCTCGTGTCCAGAGCCTTGCCCAGGTCAGTGTACTTGGGGGGCATCTTCTTCAGGGGATCCAGCTGGGGGATCTCCATCATGAACTCCAGGAACATCTGCCTCATCTCGGGAGGCATGTTCGGCTGGTTGTAGAGCATGGTGTAGAGAGATACCAGGTCTTTGCGCCTCTGAGTCTCCTGCTCGATGAGCTGAGTATTGCGCTCACTCATCCGCTTCCCGAAGCCTGCGATCATTCCACCGATAATAGAGCTACTTCCCATTACTCACCCCACTCTCCTCCTGGATTGGTAGTAGGCCCTCTCGGGGGAGGTGGCCCTGGTGTCGGTGTTGGTGTCGGTGTTGGTGCAGTCACAGGTGGCCACTTCTTCAGGATAATCTCCCCGATGGGTTCAAGTAGCTTCGCCAGATCCTGCCCGAATTGCCATCCCTGCTGTCTGTTCTGGGCACCATACTGGAGGAGAGCAGATCCTGCTCCAGCTCCCTGGCCAAACAACTGGCCAGTGGTCCCCAAGCCCGTGAGGCCAAGTGAAGCTAGGTTGGGCCCCAGTGTCCCCAGTTGAGCTGCAGCTTCGGGCCTGGCTGTGGCGAGGAGTCCAGAGATTTGACCGGGGACGATCTCCTCATCGATACGGCGAGTGAACTCTGTAGCCCCAG